ATAACAATATAAACCCTCAGGGGCATTTCCAGTAGTTCTTGTATATTTTTCGACATAATCGAATATACCTGCAGACTGTATATTTTCTCTGTAAGAACCGTCTAATAAAATACCCATAGCTACTAAAATATTTTTATCATTTTGCAGATCATATGTAGGACTGATTAGCAAGCCTGTTAAGTTACCATCTGGATTAACACCAGGTCCAATTAGTACAGGAATTAACATATTACCTTGAGTACGATAAATTGTATATGTCCCGCTGGTTGGAGCCTGGATAACGTTTATAGGTAAATAGTTATATGGCCAATTAGTATAATTAGACCATTCGTTTCGTAAATTAGAGTCACTTCTTTGGAAATAGAATAGCCAATTAGAAACCATACCTAATGAATCAAGTGTTACTTTATTAGGACCCGTAACATTTGGATATTTGTTTTCATGAACTTGTTTGATTAAGTATTTTTGTTCCTGTAAAGCAAAAAGTCTTTCTTCTTCGTTTGATAAAAAACAATAAGTACAATTTAAATGTATATCGGAATTCCATAACCCTCTTTGGTCTGTATATGAATCAATTCCAATACATACGTCAGGAGGCGGTTGTACGAAACGATAAAATTGCATATACCAAGAATTAAAATTTGGGGCTATATATGGATAATTATAGGTCGCATCGAAAACATCACGAATAACAAATAGTTGATTTATTGGTCTAAATGTGATGTTAATGTGTAACTCATTATATTGTAATGAAGTTAAAGGAAAAGCCATTTGAGATTTAAGACCAAACCAATTGTTTAAAGGTATATATAGGTTTCTACCCCTAATGGATGGTTCTGGTCCGGCAATATCGCCGGTATAGTAAGCATTAGGATATGAATTAATACGAGAATTAGCGTTTGCTGGGTTATTAAGTTCAGGGACATTGCCAATCATCTTATCAAATAAAGCTTTTTTGGTCTCACTAAAATCTCTTTGAACAGATGCCAATAAATAATCGCCAGAGTATTCTTGTAATGTATAATTACCACATGTGATAGATATTTTTGCAATCATTTTTGCACCAAGATTTTCAATCCATTTAAATTCGTATGGAGCCCATTGTTCGATATTACCTAAACCCTGAGCAGTGGTCTCATCAGTTACTTGTTGTGGTGGAAGAATAGGGCTCCAAATATTAGGCATAGCGACTGATATATAACAGTCCATCAATAAATCGGCATAACGGGGAATTTTAAATGTAAATGTTGATTCTTCTGAAAGACGCAATGTTTTTGATCCCTCATAATCAACACGAAACTTTTGGAGACCAAAATTAGTATATTGATGAAATGTTGATTTAAAAAAAGTTTTACTTGGGTTGCCATTTAGAACAATATTTTGTTGTCCCAAACTAACAAGATTCATTAAGCCTCCAGGCATGTTTTTTTATATTATAACAATATATTTAATTCTTTATTCGTATATATAGTTTAAAATCAAATTGTAAAATTAAAACAAAAATTTAGGACAAATTCTTAATACAATAATTTATTATTATTTATTATAGTATTATAATAGTATTATGGAAGAACCCACAAAAAACGCAGGACAAATGGTTAACGAAACAATTAATAATGCATTTAAATCAGTTAAAGAAATGAAAGAATCAACACTTATATTGCTTATTGTAGTCGTCACATTATTAATTATATTAATAGCCGTTATATATTATTTTTATTATAGTTTTTTAAGAAAACGTGAATGCAATGCTATGGATACTATTTATGGAGAAGTAAATACAAAAATTCAGTCAGTCGACACTGGGTTACCAGATTTTGGTTATACATTTAAGGACTATTATATTAAAACTGCATATAATTGTTGTAGTGGTGGAAATTATAAAAACGATTATGTTGATACATGTATACTAAAAGACATATTAAAACAAGGTGTTAGAGGTCTCGACTTTGAAATATTTTCTATAGGCGATGAACCAGTTGTTGCCACATCAACGAGTGACAGTTATTATATTAAAGAAACATTTAATTATATTAATTTTAATGATATAATGCCGATTATCCGCGATTATGCGTTTGCCAGTTCTACTTGTCCAAATCCATTTGATCCAATTATAATTCATCTTCGCATTAAAAGTACAAATCAAAATATGTATAAAAGATTTGCTGAAATATTTAAAAATTTTAATGCATTAATGTTAGACGATTCTTACAGTTATGAATGTCAAGGAACTAATATGGGGAATGTACAATTAAGCGATATAATGGGTAAAGTGGTTTTAATTGTAGATAGAAGTAACACATCATTTTTAGAATGTCCTGAATTTTACGAATATGTAAATATGACAAGTAATTCGGTTTTTATGCGCGCATTACATTATTATGATATTAAATATACGCCTGATATGAATGAATTAATTGAATATAATAAACAAAATATGACAATTGGTATGCCTGATAAAGGTTCTAATCCAGATAACCCTAGTGCTATTGTAATGAGAGAAATGGGTTGTCAACTTTTAGGAATGAGATATCCATTAATAGAGACAAATATTGAAGAGAACAACATATTTTTTGATGAGAACGGATACGCATTTGTTTTAAAACCTGAGAAATTACGGTACACCCCAGTTACAATTCCTGCACCTCCTCCACAAAATCCTGATGTATCATATGCTACAAGAACAATTCAATCCGACTTTTATAATTTTGAAGTGTAGAGTTAATTCTATAAATGAAAATAATCACTTTGTAACATTCATATGATATATTTTATGTATTTATTATATGAAAGACATTTGCGACAAAAAAATGAAGTTTGAAGATTGTGAATTAGCAATATTAAGAGCAGCTGTTGATAATGCAGATGAAAAACAAGGTAAAAAAGTTGCGGATTCTGACGATATTAGACGTATGATAGAAATCGTTGAGAATTTTTTAAGAAAAAAACAGTTAATATGTTACGGCGGTACTGCCATAAATAATCTCTTACCCAAACACGACCAATTTTATAATAAAAATTTAGAAATTCCTGATTATGATTTTTACAGTTCAAATGCTTTAAATGATGCTAAAGATTTAGTAGATATTTATGTCGAAAAGGGATTTATCGAAGTAGAGGCCAAATCCGGCCAACATCATGGAACATTTAAAGTATTTGTAAATTTTATACCTGTAGCTGATATAACGTCTATTCCGAAAGAGTTGTTTAATGCAATTAAAAACGAGGCCGTAAGGGTTGGTGGTATTTTATATTCACCGCCCAATTTACTGCGTATGGGAATGTATTTAGAATTATCGAGACCCGAAGGTGATGTTTCAAGATGGGAAAAGGTATTAAAAAGGTTAATATTATTGAATAAACATTATCCATTGGTAGGTAAGCAGTGTCATGAACTACATTTTCTAAGACAAATGGACGATACACACAATATAGAAAAAATATATTCTACAGTACAACATACGTTGATGGATCAAGGTGTTGTATTTTTTGGAGGATATGCTTTGTCTTTATATTCTCGTTATATGCATAAAAATTTAAAACAAAAATTAGAAAAATTTCCGGATTTTGATGTGTTGTCAACTGAACCATTATTAACAGCTCAAATTGTAAAGGAACGATTAGAAGACTCTGATATACGTAATGTTAAAATTATTAAACGACCTGGAGTTGGTGAAATAATTGCTCCACATTATGAAATACAAGTAGGTAAAGATACTATAGCATTTATTTATGAGCCGATTGCATGTCATAGTTATAATATCATTAAAGAAGATGGGTATGAAATAAAAATAGCAAGTATAGATACAATGCTTAGTTTTTGGTTGGCATTTTTATATGCGAATAGACCTTATTATGATAAGGACCGTATATTATGTATGGCAAATTTTTTATTTGAGGTTCAAGAAAAAAACAGACTATCCCAAAAAGGCTTACTAAAACGTTTTAGTATTAATTGTATAGGTCATCAAGAAACAATTGAAGAAATGCGTGCAGAGAAGGCAGAAAAATATGTTGAACTAAAAAATAAACAAAAAGACCCAGAATATGAAGAATGGTTTCTACGATATAGACCAACAGACGGAAAAAAAATGGACGAAAAACAAATGGACGAAAAACAAATGGACGGAAAACAAATGAAAGGGACAAAACGGTTTAAATCTAAGAAATCCAAATCTAAAACGAAAACGAAAAAGAAAAAGGGATTATTTGATTATCTACGTAAATAATATTTATAGTTTTAATCCCAGCCCCAATTTTAAAAAAATTTGTATCAGTGATAACATCACCCCATGTTAATCGTGATGTTTTAAGTGTATCTTTTATTTCACCACCATATGCTATAAACCCTAAAATCAATAACATTAATATAACATAAAACAGAATATTTTCTATTTTGTTTAATGTAGTAAAAAACTCATGATTTATAGGAATTATTTGTATTTTAACTGGCCAATCGATAGAAATTAAGAAATCATTGTTTTTGTTTTTGTTTTTGCTGTCTAAATAATAATCCTTGTTCAATTCAATAAAATAAATAGTAAATATTAATATAAACACAATAAATGATATTCTCATATCTAAACGCATTACAATGAGAAAAACCGAAAAATATATTATAGAATACATAAATTTTACAATAGGAGATATGTGTTCAAAGTTCCCTGTATTTGAGAAAATGGTAACTAAAAAATAAAATAAAAAAAAGCAGGCGATTATATTAAATAATTTACTTTTTTTTTTTAAAAACATCATTTGTTCACAATTTATTAAACTATCTCCTATTCGTGCGCTAAAAATTATCATTAAAAATGCAGCAAACGATTTAACCATATCTACTTGCTTATATGTAATTTCATTAAACAAATCTAACATTTATTATTATAATACATTATAATATTATAATAATTTGCTTTCTTTATAAATCTCAAGTTTTGAACGTACAATCATACTCATCTGTAAACTCATATCTATAAAATGTTTGAGGCGGCAACACATCAATCTGTCCACCAATATCTAAATTTGTCAGTGTAAATTTTGGATAGCGTTTTTTCATCTCAACAACCGTTTTAATAATGTTTTCTAAATCCAACCATCTTGGGTACTGACCATATTTTCTATAATCAGTTTTATTCATGTTTTTCGCAATAACAGACAGTTCATCTTCACTCAACAAATTAAAACCATCGATGTTTTTCTCTTTTTCACCAATCATGGTTTTAGATTCTGAAATATCTTCGCGTCGTTTAAATTCTCGTAAAATACGGTTTAAGTTATCTTCAACATCACTTAGTTCTTTTTCTATAATATACATTGTATTTCTTGCTATTTCTTTCTCTCTTTTAATGGTTTTTTTCTTTTCATTTAAAGAAATAATTAAAGCATTTAATTCTTCTTGAGTTTTTTCGTATAACGGGTTCATATCCATTAATATATTTGTTATACCTTTGTTTTTAAGCAATTTATTCACTTTTTAAAATCTACTAAAATGTTTTACTGTTTTAGATAATGAATAATAGATAAAACCGAATAACGAACCAGTAAAAAGTAGTCCATTAATGTTATAATTTCCATCTGTATGACACAAAAATGGTAAATATTTGAATAAAGATTTTTTAAATATTGGTAACTGAAATATAAAATATAATACAGCCAATAATAACGGTCCTTGTATTTCATCATAAATGCTATCCAATGAATTCTGTACATTTTCGTTTCTATAATAATTATTTATATCATCATCTGATTCAACAATATAGTCTCGAGATGTCGGAGCAGGTATATAATTTGGTTGTACTTGCGTGTCTTGTGTTAGTTGTTCGGTATTTAAAGGAATATCTCTACTGGGTAATGAAGTGGCTCCAGCTAAACTTGCTTGTTGTAATCCATTAACAATTTGACTAATAGTTGATTGATCTAATGTTAATTGACCGTTAGGTATTTGTTGTGATTTAGTTTCTAAACTAATATTTCCACCAACAGAACCGCCATTTGCCGGGTCAGTAGGTAAATCATTTATACTTGTGGTATTAATATCAGACATAATATATTATCTAAAGATTCATCTATTTTTAAAATTACGCAAAAATAAAAAACTTTAAAATGTAAACATTAAAGATTTACTATTTTTTTGCTTGTGTCGCATTTTACAGCACTTTTTTCCATTTTATAACACTTTCCATCAAATTTATAGGTCTGGTCTTCTATTTCTTCTAAGGGAGGAGCCGCAATTGTTCTACATCTTTTTCCTTGGCATACTGCTCTAAAAAAGGTTGCTAAACCTATCCCCAAAATAATAGACATCATTATTTTACCAGTATTACTATGAACAAATTTCTCCAAATGCATATGTATATTATATGTTTAAAAAATAATAAAATGTTTTGGTTTTATTATTTTTATTTTGTCATTAAATTTTGTCATTAATTTTGTACAGGGACAGTTTTAATTGATAAAGGATTTAATGGGCAATCTATTGGTACAGGTTT